AAAGAGAACATTATATTTTTATAAAATAAAAACTTACGAACTTTAATTAGTCCGTAAGTTGTCTTCAAATGGAGCGGGTGATGGGAATCGAACCCACTATCTTACATCGGGAAATCGTTGATACATCAATGTTTTTGCGAAATGCTGACTTGCATTTGACTTGCATTTTTATTTTTATTTCAAAGCTCGCCCCATATGTCGCCCATATCTTGCCCGTATTTCTGCGAAGATTTTCGGAGCGGAAAAGTCAAAAAGCGGAGCGGATATCCGAAGCCGGTTTTGCAGTTGACTGCAAAAACTTATTGAATTTATCAATATCGCTTGATTCTTTTTCTTTAGAAAGATGTGTGTAAATTGAAAGAGTTGTCTTAATATCGGAATGTCCGAGCAATTCTTTTGCGGTTAAAACGTCTACGCCGGCATCGTACAGCATTGTTGCGTAAGTATGGCGGAGACAATGCGGCGTAAACGTGTCTATCGTCAAAGGCAGCGTTTTCCTACGGTCGGCAGCTGTGCCGATAAAGCACCCGTATTTCTTATTAAGGCACAACATATAACTATGCCAAAGTTTATCCCAAGCCGAATTTGACATATAACCGCCCACGGTGTTCGGGAAAACGAGCGTTGATTTTTTAGGCATATGTCGCATATAATCGGCAAGGATATCAGGCATTTGTATTATGCGATTTCCGGCAGCGGTTTTTGTGGATTTTACCGTCTTAGTCGGCGAGTAGTAACTTTTGTTAATGACAATAGTCTTATTATCAAAATTCACATCCGACCAAAGAAGCGCGGTAAGCTCCCCGCGGCGAAGCCCTGCAAATAACATTATCATAGCCGCCGGTTGTGCTCGGTGCGGCGTGTCGAGAATCCATGCCCGCTGTTCGGCGGTAAGTGCGGAGCGGCTCTTTGAAGGTGTGCCCGCCGGGACGTTCAAAAGTTCTTCAACCGGCGAGCGATCAATAATTCTGTTAGCTGCACAATATTTAAAAAACTGCTTGATAATCGATGTATATTCGATTAACGTTTTACGCGATGTAGGCTTACCCGAATACGGATTGCAGGCGGCGAACGCATCAAGGACGGCTTGAACATCACAAAGCCGAATTTTTGAAATATCAAACTCGCCAAAATGCTGTACGAAGTGATCGAGCCTCTGACTAATGCACTTATACCAGCTGGCGGATACGGTGTTTTTTTTCGAAATTAAAAATCGGTTTGCCCAAAAAGCAAAAGTGCGGTTTTCGGAAATCAAATCAACGCCACGATGTAGCTGTGCACGAAGCTCCGCCGCCTTTTGGTCGGCTTCTTTTTGAGTTTTGCCGTAAACCGATTTATATTTGCGTTTGCCGTCAACGCTGCCGACGTAAACTTGAACGACTATTCGGCCGTCGGCGCGGCGGGTGTTTGTTTTCTTCGGCATATTTAATCACTTCCGTTTGTTTTTTGATTTACAAATTGAATAATCTCTTGTTTACCCTCTTCGCTTGCCGTTCTGTAAAAAGCGAGGAGGGCTTTTTCTTGTTCAGTTAATGAATTTGCAGTAGAATAGCGGGCATAAATTACGCCGTTCATATTTCACCGCCTTTCAGCCGTTCGATTCGTCGAGCGGCTTTTTATTTCACAAGATACACCGTAATTTGCGCTTTTGTTTTTCCGTCGTCATTTTCGCCGCAAGCGTCGAGAATACCAACGATCTTTTTATGCTCGTTTTCGTTTATGAAGTTTGCGGCAGACTTCGGCAATTCGCCGACTTCTTCGTAAATGTCATTAAAAACGACGAAGCAATCGTCGGCGTCTTCGTATTCGATAGTTAGCACGTCGCCTTCGTCGCAATTTAACAAATTATCTTCACGCGTTGTATATTCATCAATTTTCTTTTTGATTTTCGAGAGGGAAAAACGCTTCGATTCGAATATATCGAGCGGCTTATAAAAGCCGATCTTGTATGTGGCTTTATTATTGCTGACCGAATATTTGTTGAGATAACCGGACACACGCCAGCCGCGCTTTGTGTAATCGTTGAACATATCTTGAACCGTTCCGCGATAGATATATCCGATTTTTGCCCCGTTAAGATACACGGCGACCGCTTTTTCGTCGTGGGGGTTTTCGGGTTCTTGCTTGAACGTCAGCGCCTTTCCACCGTTACCGGGGATATGGTCGAACGCCCCGTCAAACAAACACAAAGATTCTTCATATTCATAGCAAAGCGCCGCACCGTCTGTAACGTCTTCAAATAAATTGTAATTCTTTTCGCCGTCCGGAACGCTTTTCTTTTCGGCCGCAGGAGCGGGCGCAACATTCGCGGCGGGAACGATCGCAGGAGCAGGAGCGGACACAGTATTTTTTGTGGCGGTCGCTGGGTTCTTTTTATCAAGATAAACAAGCGCCGCGCCGCCAGCAATTAAAAGGACGCTACCACCAGCCAACGCCGCTTTATCATCTGTATTTCCAAACAAGCCGAAAAGACCGACAACGCCGAACGTGATTAAAACAATACCGATTATAAATTTCTTTCCCTTTTTCATAGTGGAAGCTCCTTTATGTGTAATAGATCGTAAAAATATATACGTTCCCGCTGGGAGCGGGCAAAACAAACGTTATTTTGATTCGGTACGTACTGCACCGAAAATCTTTTCCCCTTCCGCAACAACGGAAGCGGCGTCGGCGGCAATGTTCGCGCCCGCCTGAACCCCTAAAAGAGTATCGACCGCGCCTTGCATATCAGGCCGCGCGCGATACGCGAGAACAACCGCCTTTTCCTTTTCGGAAAGCGCGAACGGCGCTTCGGAAGATTCGTCGCGGAATTCCGCAAGAATATCACCTACATTATATATATCGCATAATTGCATTAAGATTTCGGCGTCAGGTTGACCGCGGTTATTTTCCCACGCATTGACCGTTTTTCCGCTTTTACCTACCATAGCGCCGACTTGATCGGCGGTCAATCCGCTTTGTTCTCTTAAACGTTTTAACGCTTTTGCTATTGATTCACGCGACATTCTACACACCCCATATTTTTATATTGGTTTTAGATATGTTCCTATTATACATAAAGAAATAGCAAGTGCCAATATGAAGATCTAAAAAACGTGAATTTAGGAGGTTGAAAATATGAGTATCAATGAGCGTTTGAGCGTCTACGTCAGCGAAAACACATCTTTATTGATTGTTAAACCATTTTCATTTTTCTCTGTTTTATACGTTTGTGAATTTCCATTTAATCACCCGTTTTCCGTATTAAAAATTCAAAACTTAGCGCGAAGCTCAACGACCTTGCCTATAATGCTTACTGGAAGCGATTCAATATCGTCGTTACTGTAAGTTTTAACTTCATAAGCCGGATTTGACGGAACGAGGTTTATTCCGCCGTTGAATTTCTGTACTTTTTTTATTGTTGCTTCGTCGCCGTTGACAAGTACTATCGCAACCTCGCCGCTCTCGACATCCGGCTGTTTGCGAACAATAACAACATCGCCCTCTTTTATGCGTGGTTCCATTGAATCACCCTTGATCTGTAATGCAAAATAATCACCGCTTTTAGCCATCGAATGTGGAATTTCTTCATAATCAATAATATCTTCAATGGCACCCAACGGAATTCCTGCAACCACCTTTCCTAATACTGGAATCCTTGTTGGTGCAATTGTGCCCGTTAAAAGTAATTCCATATTAACATTGAAAAAATCAGCGATAATTTCAAGTGTTTCGTAATTTTTAGGCTCGCGTTCACCGCTTTCCCACATAGCGATTGTGCTTGATGAAACACCTATCTCTTTTGCAAGTTGTGCTTGTGATAAATGCTTTTGATTTCTTAAAAGTTTTAATTGTTCTTTAAACATAATTTCGACTCCTTATGCCTTAATCATACACGAATTGTGAATTATTGTCAAGAAAAATATTCACAAAAAGTGTTGACATACGATTTCAATTGTGTTATTATTCAATAGTACTCACAGTTCGTGAACATAAGGAGGTGCTAAAATGTATGCTTTCGTTGGGAAAAAAGAGGTAGGAAAAAGATTGACTGCTTTAAGAGGAGATAGACCCGCTAACATCGTAGCTCGAGCTTTATCAATTACTCCGTCAGCTTTAGCCAATTATGAAGCGGGTTTAAGAATCCCACGAGATGATGTAAAGGCACGAATTGCCAATTATTACCAAGTGCCTATTGAATCAATTTTTTTTGCTTAAAGCACTCACATTTCGTGAGTATGAAAGGAAAATGACACGGTATGTCAGTTAAAGTTTTTACAAAAAAAATAACCTCGTGGGAAAGCTTACCCGTGCTTTTAGACATTGAAACGGTATGCTGCCTTTTGCAGTGTTCAGAGAATACGGCGATAAAGCTTTGTAAGAACGGGGAAATCAAAGGAAAAAAGCTCGGCAATATGTGGCGAGTAAGCAGAGACAGTCTGCGCGATTTCTTTATGAACTAAAGGAGATTTAAAATGATTATCAGCACAACACTTGAAGCATTAGGCATTGCGGCGTTGATAGCCGCTTATTATCACGAAGACAAATTTATTAAATTCGAAAGCGACTGTCGCGAAATATATCGCGCGTGCAAGCGTCAGGGAATATCGGCTTGCGACTTGTTTAAGATGATTTGCCGCGAGGAGCTGAAAAAATGATTTCGAATAAAAGGACAAAAAACCGCAGAATCATTGCTCGGCACAATGACGACCCGGAAAAGAAAGAATATATTCCAGATCCGAATTTTCCGTATAGCATTTGCCAAACTTGCGCATTCCTATACAAGCCGAATCAATGCATGCAAATACAAATGTGCGTAAGCCTCGCCGACCAAGGCAAGCCGCGAGACAGAAACGCGACAAACGAGCATTGTGACACATACAAGCCGAAGAGACGAGAGGTTAAGCCGTGGTGAATGAAGAAGAGCTGCGTCCGTTCCTTTATGAAAGCAAATATGGCTACCGAGTGAACATAAGGAATCCATATGTCGCAAAGCTGTTTACACGTTTCAGAGATAAGCTCGGGTTTCCGACATGGTGCCCTTGCAACGACATAGAGAGACTCGAATTTGAGACGGCGGTTATTCCGCTGCTTGAAAAAAAATTCGGAATAAAAGCCCCGAAAGTCAATGTGCCGCAACATATCAGAGAGCGGCTGCCGGTTGAGCTTGTAGCGTCCCTCTACGGCTTAGACGAAGAATTCATGTTGAATTTAGAAAAAAACACAAAAAAATAGCCGCCCTGCGCAGCAACGCAAGACGGCCGCCCGGTAAATACCGAAGCCAAATCATGTACAAATAGTATAACAAAAAATTCGGTATTTGTCAAATTTTCAAAACGTCCGTTTGGGCGTTTGGCGGCCTTGTATTGTATCGTATCTTTTCGGACAAAAAGAAGACGCAAACGGCTACAATGCAAAAGAAAAGGAAGTGACAAATACTTTGTTTTTTAATAATCAGTCAGTCAATCAGTCATTCGATGACACGCTCGGAAAAATCAAAGCCCAAATTGAAATAGACAGTGTCCCTGTTGAGCTTCTATTACAAGCTGAAGAGCTTGCGGTTATCATCGCCGAGGTTATGAGGCTTCGGCAAAATGACGCGCTCAAGGTCGGAGGCGTTATACGCCCGGCAGGAGATGTTCAGGCTGTTTTCTCGAAAATCGAAAACGAGCACATCATATACGTGCTTGAGCATTACAACGAAGTGCCGTACCGAATACGGAATCCGAAGCAATACCTACGCACGGCTCTTTATAACTCCGTTTTCGAAATCAACAACGCCGCTGCGAACCTATACAGCGCCACGGAAGGCGGACGGCCATGAACAGAGAGAAGCGAACCTACTCGGGCAAGCTCCTTGACGTGGATTTCTACCCGGTTTTTTCGGACGGTCGGCGAATGCCATCGCGAAAACCGAAAACAAAGCCCTCTACGGCCGAGCAAGAGAAATATAACCGAAACAAAGCCGTGCGGGAATTCTGCCGGATTGTTAACGCAAATTTCGATGAAAAAGATTATTTTATGCATCCGACGTTTACTCCGATTTCGGCACCCCAAAGCAGAGAGGAAGCAAAAAAAATCTTAGCGAATTACCGAGCGCGGGTTCAGCGACGGCGAAAAAAAGAGTTAAAAAAAGCGAAGCTTGCATTATCGGTGCTCCCGGAGCGGAAAGAGCTGAAAGAACAGCGAAAAGAGCTTATTGAAAAAATCAACGTTCTGTCCCGTCCGTTTAAATATGCGTACACGATTGAAGAGGTTACGTACAAAACGGGAATCTTAAAAGGGCGGACAAACTATCACTACCACTTATTCATTACCGGCGGCTTGGACGACAGGCTTATGGAGAGAATGTGGGATAAGGGCGTTCGAGTTAACGTCAACAATTATCAGCCGGAGCGGTTCGGCCCGGAAACGGCGGCAAAATATATGCTTAAAAGCACGCCCGAAGCAGGGAAGAAAAAATACATATGCTCGCGGAATATGACCCCGCCGCGAGTGCCGAATCCGTCAAGGCGAGACGGCAGAACGTCAAATCGCCAGCTTGAGAAATGGGCGAAAGAGCGAGTAAATGACGCGGAGTTTTGGGAGCGGAAATACAAAGGCTACCGCTTCGAGCGTTGCTTTGCTCGGAAAAACCCATATAACGGGCATTGGTACATATCTGTGATTATGTATCGGGCGACAGCGGAAATGCCGCCGTGGACGCTCGATGATTGGGGGGTGTATGAGTAGCAATAACAAAAAAATTCGGAGGTATAAAAAATGATAATTGCAGGAGAGGGCTCAAAAACAATGAGCGAGAGCGAAGAGCAAATATGCCTTTTTCGGTGGGCACAATGGGCTTGCGGCAAATATCCCGAGCTTAAATTGCTGTTCCACGTCCCGAATGAGGGGAAAAGAAGCGTCTATACGGGAGCACGTATGCGTTCGGAAGGACTAAGAGCCGGTGTCCCGGACATCTGCTTACCCGTGGCAAAAAAAAGATATCACGGTTTGTTTGTCGAAATGAAAGTAGGAAAAAACAAGCCGACCGCAAATCAAATTGAATGGCTTTCGTCTCTCGAAGAACAAGGATATATGACGGCCATATGTTACGGCTGGGAAGCCGCGAAAGCCGTTATTGAAAATTATCTCAAGTAAAAAGGGTGGGGAAAATGATACACGAACTAAAAATCAAGCCTCAATATTACGAAGATATTAAAATCGGCCTTAAACCATTCGAAATAAGAAAAAACGACCGAGATTTCAAGCTCGGTGACATCCTTATTTTGAATGAATATGACAGCGGAGCGGGAACATACAGCGGCCGAGCCCTCACAGTAAGGGTTACATATCTGTTGAATGATCCCGAATATTGCAAAGAAGGTTATGTAATTCTCGGGATCATCCCGGTAGGAGAACGCCATGGATAAGATTTTGTATTACGTCATAGCAATTTTTTTGATAATATCGGCCGTTGTGTTTTCAGCCGTCGCAATTAAAGCCATCATCAATTTTATCGTTTTTATCGCCGCGGCGGTAATAATGAATTAAGGAGCAAAAGTTATGAACAACAATATTTTACGCGCTATTGAGTCTCTTTGCGACGATATAGCCACCAACACAAACGCAAAGGACAATCAAAAGAGAGCAAATGCAGTTTTAGCTCTTGCTTTCGCCGGGGAATTTACGCCCGAGGAAAGCGAAGAGGACTACACCGAGGACGACTCCGCAGCGGGAGCGGAAAAAGATAAAATCAAAATTCCGAAACCCGGCGAGCAATTCGAGTATAACGGCGTTAAGTTTACCGCTCTCGGAGAGGAGCAGGGCGGCGTGCTTGCCATTGTTTCGGAGTTGCTTTTGCAGAGAATGCCGTTTGACGAAAGCCGTAAAAACGACTGGCGCACCTCCTCGCTTCGTAAACATCTTAACGGAGAGTATCTTGAACAGTTCAACCGCGGCGACCTTCTCCCGTTTGTATCGGACTTGACTGCTGACGATGGTATGAAAGACTACGGCACCGCCGAGGATTACGTTTTCCTCCTCTCGTGCGACCTTTACCGCAAATACAGAGAGTCTGTGCCGCGCTTTAAGAGTCGGTGGAGTACTCTTACGCCCTGGACCTGCACTACGGGATCCTCTCTCATGCGAGCCGTCAGTTCTATCGGCACAGTGGACACCAGCTTTTCGAGCATCATTAGCTGCGTAGCCCCCGCTTGTCTGTTCAATCACAAAATCTTCAAGTAATCTGCGCCGATAGGCGCGTATGGAGGCAGCAATATGGAAAAACACATTTTAACATACGTGAGCGACGGCACCGGTAAAACCGCCGTCGCAATTACAAAAATAAGAAACTCAGGCACCGACATTATAGGCGAGGTTGTTTATACGGGTACCGACAAGGGCGCAGTTATCCTCGAGGACTTAATAGAACACCCAGGTTATAACGCTCTTGCTAAAGAGGTTAAGGAACTCCGCGACGCAGCAGAACGGCGCAGAGAGCGCACAATACGAAAAGTAGAGCAAGCTCTCGGGTTAAAGCTCTACGATTGGCAAAAAGCATTTATTTTCTACAATAAACCCTACAATTACTATGTAAGCGGCTGTAGAGGAACGGGAAAAACCCTTGCTCATTGCCTCCGCCTTTGCTTATCCGAGGGCGAGCCGATTATAGCGGCACTCACACCTCCCACAAGGGCGAAAAACGAATTTTTGCGCTATCTCGGCGAGGACGGCTGCTCCATATACCGCTCGCAATTCTTTATAAATGAGTTGCGACAAGTTTATAACAAGCTCCTCGCGGCGGGAAATATCGACCTCCGCGAGATAACATTTAAGAGGTAAATATGGAAAGTATTAAAATCGAAAAAGACGGCTCTGTATCTATTCCTAAACCTGGCAATATGAAAATTACGGTAGAAATGACCGAGGGACTCTTTGAGGAGTTTTTGCAATTCCGAAAAAGCAAAGACGAGTACGACAACCGAGCCTCGAAAGAAATCGAGGGTTTGCGCCGCCGTATGGAATTTTTAGCAAAAGCGGTTATTAACTCGGTGGAGGGCGAAACTGCCAAAGCAAAAAAAGAGGCTAAAGAGGAGGCTCTCGAGCTTGCTAACGACTGGTTTTGTTGAGAGGTGCCCGACTACATAGGCGTTGAACACTAAAAACAAGGAGGCAAACAATGATACCTTTTCCAAATAAAAAATATAGCGTTATATACGCAGATCCGCCATGGGCTTATCGGACATATTCTAAGAAAGGACAGGGACGGTCAGCGGAAAGCCACTATCCGACGATGTGCATTGAAGACATCAAGGCGCTTCCAGTTGGTAATCTGGCAGCTAAGGACTGCGCTCTGTTTCTCTGGAGTACGTTCCCGTGCCTATGTGAAGCGCTCGAAGTGTTGACAGCATGGGGATTTTCCTATAAAACCGTGGCGTTCGTGTGGATCAAGCAAAACCGCAAGAACGATAATCTTTTCACTGGCATGGGCTACTGGACAAGAGCAAACGCCGAAATCTGCATTCTTGCCACAAAGGGACATCCAAAGCGTATATCCGCAAGTGTGCATCAGGTCATAATCTCTCACATAGAGGAGCACAGTAAAAAGCCCCAGGAAGCGAGAGACCGTATTGTAAAGCTGATGGGAAATGTTCCGAAAATCGAATTGTTTGCAAGGAATACAACCCCCGGATGGGACGTCTGGGGAAACGAGGTAAACAAGTATGGCAACTAAAATATACATAGCCGGAAAAATCACCGGCGATCCCGATTATAAAGCAAAGTTTGAGGAGGCTGAAAATTTCTACAAAAAAAAGGACTTCACCGTACTCACACCCACCTGTCTGCCCATCGGTATGCAGCCATCTGATTATATGCGTATCTGCTTTGCAATGATTGATACAGCAGATGTTGTTGCTTTCCTGCCAGACTTTAAGCAGAGTGCGGGCGCAGAGGTTGAGCACGCATATTGCCGCTACATTGATAAGAACATCCGGCACTATGAGGATGACAGAAACAAAGCACAGCGCGCTGCCAAGATTTCAGCGGATCTTTTAACGTCAATGGCGGCACCGGTTATGCCGAACCCTGCCGAGGAAATTAAAAAGGCTATTGAAAAAGAACTCCACAAAGGGCTATACCCCGACTTTTTGAGGGAGGCGAAACCTTGAAGCATTACGGTGATATAACAAAGATAAACGGCAGCCTTGTTGAGCCCGTCAATGTGGTTATTGGCGGCAGCCCGTGCCAGGATCTCTCGGTCGCGGGTAAGCAGGCAGGGCTTGCCGGTGAACGGTCTGGGCTCTTTATGGAGCAAATACGGATAATAAAAGAAATGAGGAGGGCTGACCTTGAAAAAGGCAGAACAGGAAAAGACACCCGCCCAAGGTATATGGTGTGGGAAAATGTGCCCGGAGCTTTCAGCTCCAACAAAGGAGCCGATTTCAGCATCGTGCTCCAAGAAACCGCAAAGGTGGCCTGCGAACAAGCCCCCGCTGTTCCTATCCCTAAAAACGGATGGCCTCCAGCCGGATGCCTTACCGATGTGGGAGGACAATGGAGCATTGCGTGGCGAGTATTTGATGCACAGTTTTGGGGCGTGCCCCAAAGACGAAAACGCATCGCACTTGTCGCAGATTTTGGAGGCCTCACCGCACCCGAAATACTCTTTGAGCGCCAAGGCGTGCCTGGGTATATTAAACCGTGCGGAAAAGAGGGGCAAGCAGCTCCCGGAAATATTGAAACTTGCTTTAATACAGCAGGCTCAACGGGGGGCTTATTGCATACAAGGTAACTGCATCGACAGAGCCGACACCGCAGGGTGCAACGGAAAAGGATGGACCGAGGGCGTAAGCTACACCCTTAACACCATTGACCGCCCCGCCGTACTCCCTTTTGTACCAAGCCCGCCACAAGGTGATGTTGTGGTTTTTGAGCCGGGATCCTGTTCCCGTGTTGGCGGACATATCTGGCAAGACGGAAAAGCACCGGCTCTGAGAGCGCAAAGCGGCGATAATCAGCCCGCCATAGCACTTGAAAACCATCCGGCAGACAGCAGGGTTAAAATCGCCGAGGATGGTATAGTACAAACCCTCAACGCCAGAATGGGCACCGGGGGGGGGGGAATGTTCCCCTCGTTATGTGTACGATCCCCGGTTTTGGAACATAGCAACGCCGGAGCAACCGATGTTTACCCTGCTGGCAACAAGCTACAAGGATCCGCCGGTTGTAATAATGGAGGTACAAATGTGATAATGTTTGAAAATTACCAATTTGCAAATTGGCGCCCTGGCTGTGGAACGCTTAAAGCCAGCGGCGGCGATTACGGGGGGGCTCGGAAAACTTGATCGTGTATCAATATTGGAACGGTGAACAAGTAACCGACACCCTCACAGCAAGGAACGCAGGAGGAGCGCAACGGATGCCGGACAAACAAAATTTTAATTGCGTAGTGGGTTTTCACCTGCCGCAAGATACTATAACAGACGAAAACAAAACGGCTTGCCCGTCGGCAGGCAGCTCCACCGGCGAGGCATCGCTCGGTGTATGTGAGGGACAAAGCCAAGCACAGTACATTGTGCGGAGGCTTACACCGCTTGAGTGTGAACGCCTGCAAGGCTTTCCAGACGGTTGGACGGATATAGGCGAATGGACGGACAGCAAAGGCAAAGTACATAAAGAAAGCACCGACAGCGCACGCTACAAAGCCCTCGGCAACAGTATAGCCATACCGCCCTGGACTTATGTATTACAACGGCTTTCACTATGCTGCGGTGCAAAGCCCACAATGGCAAGTTTATTTGACGGTATAGGCGGTTTTCCGTATATCTGGGAAAGCCTTAACGGCAAAGGCTCTTGTGTATGGGCAAGTGAAATTGAGGACTTTCCTATTGCAGTAACAAAATATCATTTTCCGGAGGAGGTAAACGACGATGGCTGATGCAGATAAATGCGCCGACAGGTCGAAGAATAGGGGGAGTTAAAAAATGATTATCACAACTAAAATAAAAGTTGATGTTCCGATGGGATTTTATTGTAAGAAATGTCAGAGAAAAGAGCGCGACGAGAAACATTTTATGTTTTGCACTCTTTTCAATCGTTATCTTTACATACGAAAAGGCGAGTACCTTAAATGTCGAGAGTGTGTGAATGAACTCTATGATGAAATAGACAGCAGGTAAAGGAGAAAAAATGCAATACATACCATATGCCGTTACGGCGGCAGCGATAATCGGCACAATTGGAAACAGTTATAGAAAAGTTTGGAGCTTTTACATTTGGATTTGCACAAATGCTTTTTGGTGCGTTTTCAACCTAAAGAATCACAGCTACGCACAGGCGATCTTATACGCTGTTTATTTTTTCTTGGCAATAATCGGAATCGCACAGTGGAGGAAAAAAGAAAAATGACACTTGTTGAGCTTAACAATCTTCGCTACATAGAAAAAGAAATAACATTACTTCAGCTCAGAATACGAGAGCTTGAAAATGAAACTGAGCGCATAACTCCGATTTTAACGAGTCTGCCCGGCAGCGGAGATACGAAAAGCTCAATTGTCGAACAGCTGGTCGAAGAAAAAGAAAAACTCGGAGCGGCCCTACAAACGCGGCAGGAAGAACGAAGAAAAGCCATGCGCTTTATAAACGGAATCCCCGATTGCCAGCTTCGAATAATTTTCATTTTGCGTTTTATTTCCGGAAAAAGCTGGAACGAGGTTGCAGACTATATCGGCGGCGGCAACACAGAACAAGGCGTGTGCATGCGTGCTCTTCGGTATCTTCGAAAATTTGAAAGTTGTTAAATATGTTAAACGCCTTTTTGATAATATAAAATCAGAGAGAAACCTGATTATAAAACAAAGAGGTGCGATATGGCTAAGACTGGCAGGAAATCCAAATACGACGCCGAAATTAAGCCGCATCTTGCCGAAATTGAAAAAGCGGTTAAAAACGGCGCGACAATAACAGAAATCGCAACAGCGCTGAATATTGCCGAAAGCACAATCTACAAGTACAAGAAAGAGAAAAAGGAGTTTTCGGCGATATTTGCGCGCGGGCGCGCGTCTATAATTATAGACATTCGAGGAGCTTTGTTAAAAAAAGCCCTTGGGTATGAGTACGAAGAAGAAAAAAAGGTCGGAAGGAAAGACAAAAACGGCGAAAACATAATGATTGTTGAAAAATACAAAAGGCATCAGCCGCCGAGCGAAACAGCCGCCGCAATGCTCCTTCGAAATTACGATACAAAATGGATTGACAAAGATAACGCGACGACCGAGCTAAAAAAACAAGAGTTTGAGCTGCGAAAAGCGATTTCTGAAAGTAATAATTTTGATTTAGATTGGGAGGAGAAAAATGGCTGATAACGAAAGAAATTATTATGTCTTGAGCGAAAACAACTGTAAATTTGAAAGCTTCACAAAAGAGCAAATTTTATCGGCAATTCAGCAGGCGGTTAACTCCGGGGAAATAAAGAATGTTGACACAGGATTTGTTACAAAAATTAAAGAGCAAAACAAAAACGCCGGCTTAATGTTTTGGGTCGGCACACAAGCCGAATATAATGCGCTTGAAAGCAAAAAAAACAACTGTCTTTATATAATTACCGACGACAGAAGAAACGAAAGTATAGATCTTATTTGGAATAATTTGAGGCAACTCAACGACATAGCAGACGGGGCTATGCAGTGCGTTTATGAAAATAATGGAGAAAGATTATTTGATGTTAATTTTACAGGCGATGGACAGTTTAAAGAATTCGACCTTTCTTTCGGTGATTATTCATACGACCCGGAAAGAGATGTTGTTGTAGCTTCGCTTGGTGGAGCGCAGGTAATACCATTGGCTACCCAGTGCTTTTTTGCATTAACATTGAAAGAAGTTGATTATGCGAGCGGGAAACATGGAGTTAAGCTGTGTATTTGCGTAATATCGGGGCTTGGAAATTTATCCTGCCCGTATCTCAATGTAAATTACAAACTTCTTCGCAAATCATGGGGGACATCTTAATGGCATACATCAACGGAAAAGAGATACTGTTATCAGCACAACTAACCGGGCTTGTGAACATCGACACTGAGATGTCAGAAACAAGCGAAAACCCGGTGCAGAACAAGGCTGTTAAAGCTTATGCCGACGGCTTGGCTAAGTACAGAATTATAAGCGATGTGACTATAACTGAAGATATTGACACATATACAATATCGCAAGACAGCAACGGCAATACATTTGATTTGCGTAAACTGTTTTTCTTGTTTATAGGAAAATTCGATGCTGCTTTGAACACCAAAGCTTTGTCGCTACGAACAAACGGCGGGTATCAATATTTGATGTATAAGGGTTTTACTATTGCAGCTGACAAGGAATGCGCTTTTTGGCTCGAAGCGGAAAATTTCTTGCGCACTTCAGAAAACAGCGGCATTAAGAGCACATATTCAGCTACCTTACTTCAACAATTCACAAATGGAATTGCTCAAGGCTTGAGCGGAAACAATGTTGCTGTAAATTCAGATATCTCGTTTCAAAAAAGGCACCCAAATTATCCACATCCAATGAGCGAGATTATATTCGGCGTCCACGGTGGAACTCAAAAAATGAAATCGGGAAGTCGATTTATAATTCTCGGCATTGATTATTGAGGAGGACTGAATTATGCGAATGTATGACAACGGCATATACAGAGATATGACCGAGGAAGAAGAAGCCGCTGTAATGGCGGTCACAGAGCAGGAAGAAAAAGCAAACAAGGACGGATTAACCTCTCTTGCTGAGGGATTAAGCACGGCGACATCACTCGCACAGGTGCGCTCGGCGGCTAAGTCCGTTCTTACGGATGAAAGCGAGGAAACAAATGAGTGATGCAGTAGCCGTCGCGATTATCTCGGGTGGACTTGCCCTCTTAGGAGTGATTATAACTTCTATTAGCACCTCTCGCAGAATGACCGCACAGCTTGAGCGTAATCAGGCTGTGACGGACACGAAGCTTGAAGAGCTTACACGCGAAGTAAGGCTTCATAACAACTTCGCGCAGCGTATTCCCGTAATAGAGCGCGACATTAAGATAATAAATCATCGAATAGACGATTTAGAAAAAAATCACAAAGGAGTGTAAAAAATATGAAAATCAACATCAAGCAGAGGTTCAAAAACAAGACGTTCGTGATATCGCTGATCACGCTTATATTGGCGACGATTTATCAAATCCTCGGTATGTTCGATATCGTACCTAAGGTGAGCGAGGACACATTGACAGGTGTTTTAATGCTTGTCGTCAACTTCTTGTCTGCACTCGGAATACTCGTTGACCCGACAACTGAGGGCTTGAACGATAGCGCAAGAGCTCTCACGTACGGCACGCAAGACGATGTAAGGCAGTATGAAGAGACGGGTGGATATGTAGCGGGTATGCTATTCTCCGGACGCAATAGAGTAACTCAACCGTACACTTATAACGTGAACACCAAAAAGGGACACGGCGGTATAGACATTGTCGGAGACAATGATAAAACCGTCCACGCGGTAGAGGGCGGCACAGTATCAATGGTTTCCGTCTGGGACGGCAAGACAAAAACAGGCACACAGAGCTACGGCAACCTTGTTGTTATAACCGATTCAACCGGCAAGCGGCACTTTTACGCGCACCTTGCGTCTATCTCTATGCGTAAGGGCCAGAGGGTATCTGCCGGTGATGTTGTCGGCATAATGGGAAATACCGGCAACAGCTTCGGCGCACATACTCATTATGAGGTTCGCACCGGTCAAGGCACGGTTACACGTATCAATCCTGCCGAGTTCTGCGGTGTGCAGAACGCCAAAGGTACATACGTAAACAATGTATCTGCTGCGTCACCTGCTCCGTCACACAGAGGCACCGCTTACACAATGACTTGCAAAATGTTATATGTCAGAAAAGGACCGTCAGTAAGGTATCGCCGAGTCGGTCAGTTCTCAAGAGGCGAGATATTCTATGTCGTGGCTCGTCAAGGTAACTGGTGTCAATTAGAAAGCGGCAACTGGATGTGTGCCGGTAAGTATCTTAAGAGAGTGTAATGTTTACAAGTTTATCGCAGTTTTACAACTCCGATATCTGGAAAGCAACGCGCGCAAAAATCATAGATGAGCGTAAGGACGAATACGACATTGTGCATTGTGAATACAGCGGCGTGCCGCTGATTAACGGATATGACATAATCGCGCATCACAAAGTACCGTTAACGCTTGACAATGTTAACGATTATTCCATTTCGTTAAATCCCGAAAACATAATGCTTGTCTCACATAAAGCACATAATGAAATACACAAACGCTTCGGGTATGGCTCGGGGCGCAAGGTGTATTACGTTTACGGTGCTCCGTGTTCAGGGAAAACAACATTTGTGAATAACATTAAAGGCAACAGCGATATTGTTTGCGACATTGACAGCATATGGCAGTGCTTGACGGGCGGCGAGCGATACGACAAGCCGACCGCATTAAAACAAAATGTATTCGAGGTACAGCGCACAATTTTAGATATGATTAAGAACCGCTTCGGCAATTGGGAACGCGCGTACATAATCGACGGCGGCGCGGCCAAAACTCCGCGCAACAATCGCATTAAAGATTTAGGCGCGGAGCCTATATTCATTGACACGGACAAAGAGACGTGTTTGAAGCGTTTGGCTTCTGACAAAACAAGAACGCAAACACAGCGTGAGGAGTGGCAGAGTTATATTGATAAATGGTTTATCGATTATCAAGAAGCGTAATGCTTTTTTTGATAAATAAAATCTCCTTTTCTTTTGTGCCGATAACGCGGCGGCAAATAATACCGCGTTTCCTCCCGGAGATATCCCCCGGTCACGCCGGAAATTGGGTGTCTTCCATACTGTGCGCCCCTCCTACTTTTCGCGCGGGGCAATTTTTTGGAAATCGGGAAGTTTTTGGCAAAACTTTTGAAAAAATAGGACCTTTTGAAAACTCTAAAAACAACATTAAAAAAGATTATAACTGGGGGCTGAAAAATGACTCGTCTTGAAGAATTGAAAAGTTACATTTCGGCCTTGCCGGATGACATACAAGCTATATTGACACCCGTCCTGAAAGATATAGTCTACGAAGAAGAAATGCTGAGCAAATTCCGCGGCAATCCAAAGACGAAAACAAACACGGCGATGTATAAGGCTTATAGGCAGACGAAACAGATATATCAGGCGGATTTAAAAATGATTTTGTGGCAGCTGCGGCAAAACGAAACATCGGCGGCTGATGATCTGTTATCAAGATTGGCAGAATTCGAATGACTTATCTTGAAGAATACAATTACCTGATACAAGGCAGACACGTTATTGCCGGCTATTGGATAAAAAAAGAAATTGAAAATCTTATCGAAGATTTGCAAAACCCGGCTTATATTTACGATACGGCCGAGGCACATAAAAGAATTAAATTTATGCAAACGTTATGTTTGCAAAGCAAACATCCGTATTTCGGAAAGCCTCTTGAGCTTATGCCGTGGCAGCTTGCATTTTGGGAAACGGTTTACTCTTTCAAAATGAGTGATACAAAACTACGCCGATTTGTTGAAGTGCTCCTTGAAATCGCGAGAAAAAACGGCAAAAGCACAATGTTAGCCGGTGATGGGAATACCGATTTGTTTATTGGCACCGGAGGTTCGGAAGTTTGCTGCGCGTCAAATGATGATAGGCAAGCAAAATATATATGGCGAGAAATCGCCGGAATGCGTGACCGGCTGGACCCGAAAAAGGCTATAACAAGCCGAAATTTAGTTGAAATTCGAAATGACAGAAAGAACATCATTATTTCGCGCATGTCGAGCAAAACACAAAACAAGGACGGCGGCAATTATACAAAAACGTACCTTGACGAAGCTCACGACATAGACGAAGAGAATGGGAACAGTGAAATAGCCGAGGCTTGTTGGCGCGGCATGTCAACAAAAGATGATCCGTTATTTATAACTTGCACAACGCAAGGCTTCAGCCGTGACGGTTGCTTTTTGGATAAAAAAATCGCGCACGCAAAAGCAGTTATCGAGGGCGAAAAAGAAGATATACACTTTTTGCCTTTTCTTTATGAACAAGACAATGAACAAGAAATTTGGCAAGACGAGAGCAGCTGGGAAAAGTCGAATCCGTCTTTGCGATACGGCGTTAAAAAAATGTCAAAACTCCGTCGCGATGTTGACCTTGCTCGGACTGATAAAGAAGCACGATTGCATCTGCTTTGTAAAGATTTCAACATCAAACAAAACAGTGCGCAGGCGTGGCTTCGTTCTGAAGACTTTATGTATTTGCAAGAAAAACAAAGCCTTGAAAATTTTCGCGGCTGTTTTTGTTTGGGTGCGCTTGACTGTTCGCAAACAACAGACCTTACAAATTTAAAGCTCTTATTTATGCGTCCAAACGATAACACAAAATATGTTTTTTCACATTATTGGATTCCGGAAAGCAAATTAACCGACAGCTCAGACAAGAGCGCGGGTGCTCGTTATGAAGAATGGGCGCAAGCAGGATATATAACGATAAGTAAAGGAAGCATCATCGATTTAACTGATGTAACACGCTATATCTCAGAGCTTAAAGACCTTTATAACATACGCATTTTAAAATGCGGATACGACAAAGCATACGCTCGTGAATTTGAAAAGAGCATCGACGATTTAAGCCCGACTATGCGTGAACCCATAAATCAAAAAGTAATGTCAACGCCGATGAAATGGGTTGAGCGCGATTTTGAAAATCACGTTATAAATTACGGAAACAATCCCGTCGACGCTTGGTGTTTGGGTAATGCTTGCTGCTATATCGACCGGCACGAAAATTACAGTTGTAAGAAATCACAGGCGAGCAAACGAATTGACGGAGCGGTTGTTTTTATAATTTTATATGCAACGCTTTTAAAGTTTAATTCGGAATTTCAAAACGCAATAAAATAGGGGTGATTCACACGGGATTATTTGATTTGTTTAAATCGAAAAAGAAAAAACAAAGCGGGCTGACATATGCGCCGACGATGACCGGAAATGCACCGTTTTACTCTTCTTTCGGTGAAAGCGTTTACGCTTCGGACATAATAGTTCAATCAATCCGCTGTAAAGCGAATGAGTTCAAAAAACTCGACCCGCGACATATTCGGACAACTAACGGTGAACAATCGGTAGTGAGCGATAGCAGCATCGCAAAGGTTCTGAAAAGGCCGAATGGGTACATGACCACGGCTGACTTTTTGGAAAAAATAACAATTTTGCTTGAGCTTACAAAAAACGTGTTTATTTATCCGACATATTATAAAACAAACGGCGGCGAAAAATATTACACGGGTTTTTATCCGCTGAAGCCGTCTGAAGTTCAATATATGACCGACGCAGCAGGCGATTTGTATTTGAATTTGAGATTTGCAAACGGTTATGAAATAACGCTTCCTTCAGATAGCGTTATACATTGGAGAAAAGATTACGGAGTTAATGATTATTTCGGCGGCGGAATGTTCGGCGGCGATGACAACTCCGGGCTCTTAACAATGCTTCAACGCTACGACCAATTGACGCAAAGCATCGCAAAAGCGGTTAAATGTTCTTGCCAAGTGAATGCGGCGATAAAGGTAAATACATATGCTGAAACGGATGAGCTTAAGCAGAAACGCGAAGAATTTGAGGCCGATATTATAGACAATAAGAGCGGACTACTTGTCATGGATCAATCAAGCGAATTTGTGAACATTCCGCGAGATATAAAGCTTGTTGATGCCGAAACGCTCAAATTTTTTTACGACACGATTTTGCGCGCCAACGGGTGCAGCCTTTCAATACTTAACGGTGATTATACTAAGTCGCAGAAAGAAGCTTATTACGAGCACGCTCTCGAAGCAGACATAAAAGGTTTGGGACAGGCTATGTCGCGAGTGCTTTTTACTGAACGCGAGGCGGCGTTCGGTAATGAGATAATCCTTTACCCTAACGACATATCGTTTATGTCAATGGAAAATAAATTGACGGCATTGCAATTAGGGCTGCCTGCCGGCATATTCACAAAAAACGAAGCCCGAGAGTTACTGGGATATGCACCCATTGAGGGCGGCGACGTAATGCCGAGAGGCTATAACGAAGTAGACGCGACAGGTACAGGCGAAAGCGAGGAAAAAAACGATGAGTAAAAAAAGAAATGATTATTTTTTGCAGCGCGGTTTTACCGCCGAATTTAGAGCTGCGGGAGCTGATGACGGCAACACAGGACATATCGTCGAGGGCGTCGCAGCTGTCTGTGAGCAAGAAACACGTATACAAGATTTTTTCGGAGAATTTATCGAGGTCATTCGAAAAGGCGCGTTTGACGAAACGAACTTTGACGACGTGCGCTTCTTAGTGAATCACGATTTTAACGGCATTGCTCTTGCCCGAAGCCGGCGGAATAACAAGAGTGATAAACCTAACACAATGCAGCTTTTCGTAGACGATAACGGCGATGTGAATATAAAGGCAGATCTTGACACGGAAAACAACGAACAGGCCCGTGCTCTCTACTCGGCCATAAGCCGCGGCGATATGGACGGAATGAGCTTTTGCTTTTACGTTTCGGAAGATAATCAGAGATGGAGTGAGCGCGATGGGGTAAATGTTCGTGAAATATTGAAGGTCGATAAAGTTATCGAAGTTTCAGCTGTTAACTTCCCGGCATATGGGGGAACTAACATAGATAGCCGGTCGCTGGATAGTGACCGCCGAGCACTGGATAGGGCTCGTATCGCGTTGGATAACGCAAAAAAAACGAAGCCTGATTACAAGGCAAAAACTTTAATTACAATGTACAAAAAGTGAGGTAATGAACATGAAAGAAAAACTCTTAAAGCTCTTAAACGCAAAAAAAGAGCAGCGAGACGCTCTTAACAAATCAATGATTGAGAGCGAGAACAAAGAAGAGCGCGCCGCTATCGGCGAAACTCTTAAATCTCTTGGCGAAGAAATCAACGAAGTTGAAGAAATGCTCGCACAGGTTGACGAGCCAGCACCCGATGGGCCCGACGCAGGTGATAAGGGCGACGACTCTCGACAGCTTGACCCAATTGCAACGTTTAAAATGAGGGATATAAAACCGTCTGCTGTTAAAGACCGTTATGATACGGAGGAATACCGCAGCGCGTTTATGGACTTTGTTTGCAGGGGCATTAAAATTCCTGCTGAAATGCGCAAGGATGAAGTGACCAAAACAACAGATGCAAGCGCAGTTATCCCCACGACAATTCTTAATGAAATGGTTGTCGGACTTAAAAATTACGGCAATTTGTATGCAAAGGTTCGTAAACTTAACATACAGGGCGGCGTGCAAATTCCGATTTTGTCGCTAAAACCGGAGGCTAAGTGGATTTCTGCCAATACCGCAACAAGCGAAAGTGACAAACAGAAGATAGCGTCTAATACAGCTGTTACATTTAATTATTATGGTTTGGAATGCAAAATTTCGCAGACTTTGCTCACAAATGTTACAACGCTTGACATGTTCCAGCAGATGTTTATTCCGCTTGCAATGGAGGCTATTGCGAAAGCTTGGGATATTGCAATAATCTCCGGCAGCGGTACGGGCGAACCCTTAGGAATCACCAAGGATAGCCGAGTACCTACATCACAAGTAGTTACACTTGATGCTGCTGACGTCGTTAAATGGGATGCGTGGAAGAAGAAAGTTTTTGCAAAAATTCCCTCCGCTTATCGTAGCGGTTCGGCCATTATGGCTCAGGGTACCTTTGACGGGTATATAGATGGAATGGTCGACAGCAACGGACAGCCGATTGCACGCGTTAATTACGGAATTGAAAATGGCGAATCATACCGTTTTGGCGGCAAGGAGGTTGAAATTGTTGAACCAGAAGTAATAAAAGACTGGGATAGTGCAACGACTGGTGATGTTATTGCCATATTTGCAAACCTGAACGATTATGCAATTAACAGTAATCTTGAAATAAAAGTCGTAAAATGGGAAGACAATGACAACAACGAAATCAAAAACAAAGTCATTCTCATCGCCGACGGAAAGCTTGTCGACCCTAACGGTGTAGTTATCGTTAAGAAAGGCGTATAAACAATGAGAACTATTGACGCATTAAAAGCCCTTGCTGTTGCGCTCGGTTGCGCAGCAAGTGTCGCAAAAGTAACGGGAAACACCATCGACGAGGTTGTTAATTTTATCGCAGCAAATTTGCCTGACACCTACAAGGGCAAGGTTGCTGGAACTTAATTTAAACAAGAAAGGTTTTATGTGATGCAATTGACAGAAGCCGAAAGGCTGGCGAAAGTGAAATATGCTTTATATGGCGACGCAACGCAGAGTTATAACGACGAGCAGCTTAAATTATACATCGAAGAAGTGCTCGACGAAATGATTCATGCCGGCGTTAAGGAAAATGTTGCAAAAAGCGCGGCGGCTGTCGGTTGTATCGCATGCGGCATTAACGACATCTGGAATTTCTCAAGCGGCACTGTCAAGCATAGCGAATATTACGATCGAAGGCTGGTTCAACTCACTTTGAGAAGAGGCGACGAAGATGTATAGACCGTCGGAAGCCGCACAAATGACGACTGCAATTCAATTGCAGCAACCGATTAAAACGAAGTCGTCTGGCGTTAGTCAAAAGTCTTACGGCGTAAGTAAAAAGTCATACAAGGATGTTGACGGCATTGTTATGGCGAATTTCAAAACATACGGCGGAACAGAAAAAACCGACAATGGGATTTTGTCGATTGAAGAAACAGCGCAAATCGTATGCCGGTATCGCCCGGATATTAAAAGCGATACCCGAGTAGTCCTTTTGCAGACGGGTGCGATTTATGAAATCTTGGGAGAGCCGGAGAACATCGAAATGCGAAATATGTTTTTGAAATTCAAAATTCGCAGAATAAAAGGCGGTGTTTGATTTGCCGATAACACTAAAACTTACCGGATTTGAAGAAATGCTTACGGCGATTGAAAAAGCCGGTGGTTCAATTGACAAAGCCGCAAATCAATGTATGCAAAAATCGGCAAAGCTGATGGACGAAGAACTAAAAGCTCAAATGCGCTCGGCAAATGTGAAAAGCGATTTAATTAACCGTATGCCGTCGCCCGAAGTCGAAAAAGATGGCAATCGATATACGGCACGCGTCGGCTTTGTTAAAGGTGAGTACAACCCGACAAAGCCGTCTGATGCATATAAGGCTATCTTTTTGAATTACGGCACACCGCGCCGCACAAAACACGGTCAGGTTAAAGCTCGGCACTTCATTGAGAAAGCTAAGAAAAAGGCAAAATCGAAAATCAAAAAATCACAGCAACAAACGCTCGAAGAGATTTTGGGAGGCTTGAAAAAATGAAGCAAAAACTAATTGATGCTCTCATAAAATGCGGATTTGAAGAAGCCAAAACACTTTTTCTGCAAGGCACAATGAATCCGAACGAGCCATATCCTGAAACATTCGTTACGTTTTGGACGAGCAGCACATCCGACGGCATGCATTTTGAAAATCAAACAATATCGTATGAATGGTCATTCAGCGTGATATTGTACAGTAGTGACGCAAATATCGTAAACACGAAGCCGGAAGAAATCCGCGCTGTTTTAGAAAAAGACGGTTTTATTCCATTAGGCAAAGGGCAAGATGTCCCAAGTGACGAGCCTACCTATACGGGATGGGCGATGGATTTTATAATTCCGGAATATTAAGGAAAGAAGGATGAATATGGAAGACAAAAAATTCGGCTTGCTTCGCGGATTGTCCGAAATCTATATCGACGAAATATCCGACAGTGCAGAAGCTTATACTCCTGCTGGGAAGCCGGAACAGCTTATCCCTGCTGGGGAGCTGAAAATAAAGAAATCGGTTGACAAAACACAAGTGTATTTTGACAACGCACTTTATGCGGAAGTTCGAAAAGAAAACGCTTCTGAAATGGAACTCGTCGGAGCGGCTATCCGTGCGATGTTCAATGCTTGGCTCGAAGGTAAGAGCATAGATACAACGACCGGCGCGATAATGGACGACGGCGAAGCTCATGAAAAGTATTTCGCAATCAGCGGAAAAAAAGATTATACCGACGGAACAAGTGAGTATTTTTGGTTCCTGAAATGCTCATACGGCGGAGCTGAAGAAAGCACCAAGACAAAGAATAACAGCACCGATTCGTCGGGCATGACATTGCCGTTTACGGCGTACAAAACGCAGTTTAAATTCACAAACGGAAATAAAGCGGCAAAAGTTGTAAGAATTGACACTTCGACAACCAAAATTAAAGCTGATGCTTCTTGGACAAAACAGGTTGTAACGCCCGACAACTTGAGCGAAGTAATAGAAAAAGCAACAAGTGTGTAATATTTGAAAGCGGGCGGCGAGAACGCCCGCTTTGCTATTTTAGGAGGAAAAAATCATGGCAAAATATGAGCTTAATATTTATTGCAAAAACAATGAAATTGAAAAAACATATGCGACGGACGCGATACCGTGGGGCTTTTACATAGAAGCCGTTAAGGCTTCAGACGAAATTGAAAATATGGATGTGCGAGAAAAATTCGAAATGATTAACAGTTTCGTGAAACGCATGTTTATAGGGTTGTCTGACGATGAACTTAACAGAGCAAGCGGCGATGACGTTATAAATCTGTTTAATCAGCTCATAAGAAAAGGCAGGTCGATTGTCAGCTCAAAAAACCCGACGGCGGCGGGGAAGTAGCCGCCGCAAAAAGTCCATTCGAGGGACTTATGGAAACAACATTTATTCTTGCCGGCAGCTTCGGCGTTACACCTTTTGAAATTATGAAACAAGATGTTGACGAAGTAATTATGATTATAAATTATTTATCCGAAAGCGGTAAAGCAAGTAAGCAGGAAGATAAGATGTTAAACGATAAAGAACAAGCCAACAGCTTCTGGGCGAGTATTTAAGGGGGAAAATTATGGCAAATGATGAACGCTTGGGCGCGTCATTTAACATTGATGTTACAAATTTAAAAGCCGGACTCGCTCAAGCAAACAGACTGATTCGCGAGAGCAACAGTGAATTTCGTGCTGCCGCCGCCGGGCTTGATGATTGGACGAAAAGCGAAACCGGATTAAATGCAAAAATCAAATCGTTAAATCAAATAACAGAAATTCAGCGTAAAAAGGTTGATGCATTACAGAATGAATACAACAACTTGATTGCAAACGGCTTGGATCCGACGAGCAAGCAGGCTGTTGATTTGCGAACGAAAATAAACAATGAAACGGCTGCTTTGAATAAAAATGAAGTCGAGCTTCGAAAACAGACGACGGCTCTTAATGACTTGGAAAGTGAAACAAAGAAAGCCGGAAATGCAACTGATGAGACAAGCGGAAAATTTTCGAAACTCGGCGAAGTAGCCAAGGGGGCCGCAAAAGTAGCATTAGCGGCAGTCGGAGCTACTGCGGCGGCGGTCGGAGCACTTGTCAAACAAGCAGTTGAAAGTTATGCAGAGTATGAACAGCTTGTCGGAGGCGTTGATACTCTTTTTGGTAGTGCAAGTGCAGAAGTTCAAAAAAAGGCGGACAATGCGTATAAAACAGCGGGAATGTCCGCAAATGAGTACATGGAGACGGTCACAGGGTTCTCCGCAAGCCTGATTCAGTCTCTCGGCGGTGATACCGAGAAAGCCGCAAAGTATGCGGATATGGCAATTACGGACATGTCAGATAATGCTAACAAAATGGGCACGGATATGTCTTTAATTCAGAATGCGTATCAAGGATTCGCCAAGCAGAATTACACAATGCTTGACAACCTCAAACTGGGATATGGCGGCACTAAAGAAGAGATGGAACGACTTCTTGAAGATGCATCGAAGATTAGCGGCATAAAGTATGACATATCCTCTTATGCAGATATTGTGGACGCAATCCACGTCGTCCAAACAGAGATGGGCATAACCGGAACGACCGCGAAAGAAGCGAGCACAACAATTCAAGGTTCAATCTCGTCAATGAAGAGTGCTTGGCAGAATCTCTTAACAGGTCTTGCCGATGAAAACGCGGATCTTGATGTGCTTGTGACGAACATGATTGAAAGCGTCGGAACTGTTGTTGAAAATGTGCTCCCGAAAATTTCGGTTGCGGCAGAAGGAATTGTTTCGTTAATTCAAAATCTTATACCTCAAATTCCGCCGTTAATTGAGCAATTGTTGCCACCGTTGCTTGAGGGCGCACTAAGTCTGATACAAGGTCTTGTTACAATACTTCCGGAGATAACAAGCACAATAACCGGTATGCTCCCGATTGTCTTAACTTCATTAGTCGGAATGACGCCGGAGATATTGACATCGATTTTAACAATAATAACCGAATTGTTAAATGCTATAACCGGCATGCTGCCGACGATTGTTGAATCTATAATGCAGGTCGTGCCTGAACTTATAACTTCTCTTGTCGCTGCAATTCCACAACTTCTTGAAGCGGCAATTCAATTTTTGCTTGCAATTGTAGAAGCTGTCCCGACGATTATAACATCATTAGTTGATGCATTGCCTTTAATCGTTTCAACAATAATATCAACCTTGTTATCGAATTTGCCAATGCTGCAAAATGCTGCTTTTCAGCTGTTTTTCGGCATAATAAAGGCGATTCCCGAAATAATTGTTGCACTCAGTAAAGAAGTGCCAAACATAATCAAAGGAATTACCGACGGGCTTGTAAAAGGCATTCCCGAGCTTATGAAAACAGGCGGAAATATGCTGAAAGGCATGCTTGAGGGATTGCTTGACATGACCGCGATAGGAAATGCGGTTAAAAAGTTGTTCAACGGCATTGTCGGCGGTCTTAAAGAGAAATTCGGCATTCACTCTCCGTCAAAGGTTATTGAAGAAGAAATCAGCAAAAATCTTGTGCTCGCCGTCGGTACTGGGTTCGAAAAATACATCGGAGCGGTAAATGGAAAAATAAGCGAATTATTGTCAAATGTTATGGAAAACGCTATCGGCAAAAATCTTGCGCTCGGCATTGGTTCTGGTTTCAAAAAAAACATCGGAGCGGTAAATAGAGAGATAGGCGAATCATTGAATTCCGAGGATGCAAGTGTCAACATAAATGCGAATGGTGCAAAAAGCGGCGGCGGACTGACAGTATATCAGACTAATAATTATAAACAGGCTTACACAAGCCCTGTTGAAAAATACAAATCAAAGCAACAGCTTTATGCTGCGGCAAGGCTTATCAAGGCGGGTGCGATATAATGCTAAAATTAGATTTTATCTCCAAAACAGGCGAAACAATGCCGCTTGTTAACAATCCCCTCTTCGTCGTAACAAACATCGACGGAATGACCACTGCCGACACCAATATTTCAAGCTCAGCTATCGGCGGAGTGGACGGCGACACGGTTAACAATATACAAGCTAATCCGCGCCCGATTGTTATTGATTTGCAAATCCGAGACAGCGTTGACGTCGAAAATGCAAAGCGTGAAATATTAAAAGTTGTAAAATTAAAGCAGCAAGGCGAGCTTATGTGGACGCAAAACAACCGCACTGTTGTTATAAACGGCATAGTCGAATCAATTGAAATGCCACGATGGACGAAAACTGCGGTTATGCAAATAACATTGCATTGTGAGCAGCCATTTTGGGAAGATTTTGAAGAGGCAATCAGAGAAATAAGCGAATCTCTTGATTTGCATTACTTCACGGACAGCCCCGCTGATATGTTATTTTTCCCTGAAACGGGAATACCGCTCGGCGAATATGACACGATTCGCACAAAATCTTTCCGAAATCACGGTGATGTTACCGTAGGACTTGAAATTCGCATTTTTGCTCACAATACTGTCACGAATCCGATTATATACGACGAATACGGCGGCTTCTTCGGTGTAGGCTATGTGGGAAACCCGTTTACGCTAAACTCCGGCGAAGAAGTTATAATCACTACACACAAAAAGAACAAAAAAGTCATGTATAAAGGCTCAAATCTTTACGAAAAAATAAAGCCGCGCTCCACTTGGCTCCAGCTTCTGCCGGGTGATAACACATTCACGATAAACAGCGACGATGACAACAATGAAAATATGTCTTTTTCGCTTATATATAAGCAGAGGTACATATAATGATTGAATATGTAGAAATACGCGGAGCGGATACGAGGATAATCGGCATCATAGATACAGCGTCGGCTATAATATGGCATTCCGTTTATTTTGGAGTAGGCGATTTTGAAATTCACACGGCGGCAACATCCGATTATATTGATTTGTTAAAAATCGGGCGATATATAACACGGCCGGACGATGATGAAGTCGGAATCATTGAAAAAATCGAAATAACCGAAAGCGCGGAAGACGGCGCCACTCTCACGGCAAGCGGTCGTTTCGCAAAATCTCTTCTCGAACGGCGGTTGATTTACAACTTGAGCGGGACAACGAATACCGCAACAATATTGCGCGGCAACGTAGAAAAAGCCGTCAGGAAAGTTGTTGAAGCAAATGCAATTCGATGTGAATTTGACGACAAACGGAATATGTCAATATTAGAATTAAACAGCGCAAAAGGCTTTCCTCAGGTGATTGTTAGCGAGGACGGCAAAACTGCCGAAAAACAAGTGTCGTACGGGAATTTACTTACCTACACCGACGGTGTGCTTGAAGAATATGGATTGTCTGCAAAATGCCTTTTAAGCGGCGAAAAATTCTTATACACCATATATGCCGGCATCGACCGTTCAATCAACAACACCGCCGGAAATGTTCCGCTTATCTTCAGTAAAGAATACGACAACCTGACCACAAGTGATTACGTTTACAATACAAGTACCGAAAAGAATGTAGCGTTGATCGGTGGCGAGGGTGAGGGCTTAGAGCGTTTTTATTCGTTGATAGGCGGTAATAACGCCGGGCTTAATCGCCGTGAAGTGTTTATAGACGCTTCGTCGATAAACAAAACATACAAAGACGAAAACGATGTTGAACAAGCTTACACCGTAGAAGAATACAAGACGCTGCTCGATGCCAAAGGCAAACAGGATTTAGCACCGCTTGTTGTAACCGAAACGTTTGAGGGAACGGTCGACACGACAAACGGAAATTATTCATACAAAAATGATTTCGAACTCGGCGATATCGTCACGGTGCAAAGCAACGACATAAACGTATATGTGAATTCGCGTATTTGTGAAATTCTTGAAAATCAAGATAGCAGCGGATATTCTGCTGAAATTAAATTCGAATAAGAGAGGTTTTTAAAATGCAAAAATCGGGTTTTTTTAACGCATTGTTGACGAACGGAGAATATGACCGTAAATATAACGCCAATGATTATTGCGAAAATTTAGCCGTTATAATTAACAATGGCGTGTTACGTAGCCCAAATGACGATTTAAAAGTAACTGCGGATGGTATGGTCGTAACCGTCGGCGTCGGGCGTGCTTGGATTGACGGTCACTATTATTACAACGATACATCATACTCTTTCGCGGCAGTTACAGCACCGGCAGGCGGCACACGTTATGACCGTGTTTTTCTAAGATTGAATAAGAATTTATCAGCTCGCAGCATATCGCTTGTCTACGAGCAAGGAATCGCTGGCAATAGCCCGACAAAGCCTGCCCCGGTTCGCGACAACAACGTTTACGATCTTGTTCTTGCCGATATATACGTCGGCACAAATGCAACAAGTCTTTCTGTTAAAGATACCCGAAGTGATGCACAGCTGTGCGGCTGGGTGTATTCAACTTCCGGTGACAACTCGTTCTTCAAAAGTCTTGACGGAGCATTTAACGAATGGTTTGAAGAAACAAAAAACACGTTGTCAAGCGTAACGCTCTTTAAACGCTATAATTGGCGCACGACGATTGAAGCTGAAACAAACACAGTTTCGTTTGACATTCCCCAATATGATGCCGAGACAACATTCATTGAAGTATATACAAATGGCGTTCTTGATTCCGAAGGCGTTGACTACACACTTGAAAACAGCGTGATAACGTTTAGTGGCTTGCCGCTTACGGCCGGTACAGAGGTTGAGGTTAAGTGCTACAAATCAATCGACGGTACTGGAATATTAAGCGTGGCAGAAGAAATAACCGCGTTGCAAAATGCCGTTGCGAAATTAAATGCAGCGGACGAATGCGTATATAAATGCAACGGAGCCGATGACAACGTGAAGCTTTCAGAACTTGCGCAAGAGTGGTTGAGCGACGATTTAGATTATAGCTCGAAAACAATAAAGATATATGGAACATTTGGCGCGACTGCTGCCTGCGCAGGCGCAGGCACGGCGGCCAATCCGTATAAATGGTTTAATTTCGGACTTGCTGAAAGCGTAAAGAGGCGTATAACTTTTGACTTTTCAACCTGCTCGCAAATAACGCTGCCGATAGCAGCCGGCACATCAAATGTTGTTTTTTCCGGCTCAGATGTGCACGTTATCGGCGCAAATGTAATCGCAACGCAAAGTGCGACAAATACAAACATAAAAATGTTCGATTCAAACATCGGCTCTGTATCTGCTGAGGATTGCCGTTTTTGGATAACAGCTTACAGCGGAAGCTTTATATCACAAACGGGTAATTTCACAAACTGCCGCGCCAGCGTGGCGAATGCATCGGGCGATTCGTACTGTTTTCAGCCGACAACGGCAAGTTTGCTCAAAATTAACGGCGGCGAATACTACGGATACACCGGTGGAAGCGCCCACAAGAGTGCCGTAATCGGGCAAACAACAGGAAATGCCGTTTCTGTTTTGAACGGCGTTAACGCGCCCACAGTAGCACGTTCCGGATATTACCAAACACACGCAATCTTTCAGGATACAAACGGCGGACGTCTTAATTGTTCTGATTTAATCAGTGAACTCGCCGTATCGGTTGCTTCGAACATAAGCGATGTCCGAGGGACGATTGCAAAAAGCAAACCGGGCACTATATAAAGTGAATATTGCTTACCTACCATGTGTAGGCGGAGCGGAGAAAACGCCGACATTTATTTGTCGGCGTTTTTGTTTTAAAAAACTTCAGTTGAAGTTTTTTTGCTTTTTTTAAAATTTCTGTTGATAATACCACGATAACGTGGTATTATATAAGAGAACTAAGGGACACATTATGCACCGGCAGGATTTGCGAGATTGAAATAAAAGGAGCTTGTGGTTAGTGGCAATTAACATTTATATTGATAAGGTCGGACATTCCGCCCTTGAAAAATGGACCCCGACGCACAAAGATACTGTTTTATATTACGCGAGGGATGAATTCCGATTTTTTAACAAATTTGTTTTAATTTTCGAAAACGCTTATAAAGCGTTTTGCGAAGTAAAAAAGCAAGGATACAAAATAAATATCGTTAACGAAGAAGGCACCGCAATCAAGTTGTTTGTTGAATTCGATAAAAGCGAAAAAAACGACTTCAATATTAAATATAAACTTATTAAACCCTTGGAATACGAAATGCTGAACGAAATTGTAAACACAGTCATTACAGTTGCATCTGATGTTAACGCCTTGTTTTTTGAGCTTCAAATTCTGAATCGAAAAGTTGATTTATATTCAAAGGACCAAAATTGGCTAATCAGAGAGTTGAACAATAAACCAATACTCGTTCCTGTCGGCTCGCATTTGTCGCCGGAAGGTGTTTTCGGCGTAAAAGGGCACCTTCGCCACTATAAGAGCGGCAAAACAGTATGGATTGATGATTATGTTAAAGGAGCTGACAAGAAATGAAAACACTTAACGAAAATGGACTTGAAAATATTAACTTTGACAAAATAGCACTTAACGAGCATTTTATTTATGTTGACGGAGCGTTTGAGTTTTTTGCGATTAAGGTCAGTGACGATTACGCGGTTTTTATAAACACGGACGGAAAATTTATCTGCGCCAAAGCGTTTAAAAATTGCTTATCAATAGGCGCAGGCGTTGTCTCAGAATTTCCAACCTTTGCCGAAGCCGTCGAGGCTTGCGGAGCAGATATAGTCGAGCGTAGCGAAATTGCATTTTACGGACAACGAGATAAAATGATGTCCGTGTCTGACTACGCTCGAAAGCACGGAGTCGACCCCTCGACCGTCCGCCACAAAATAAGTCGAGGTTTGTTACCGGCAGTTAAGATTGGGAAAATGTGGCTTGTTAAAGAAAGCGAGCCGTGGACCGACCAAAGAAGAAAAAAATAGGAGAGCTTTTCAGCTCTCCTATTTTTTGTAGGGGCATTTGTTGCAGCGCATATTTGCGATAGACATTTACGTGATAAAAAATATATTGATAAAATGTTAAAAAAAGGTGTTGACATAATCGTACGTCTATGTTATAATATAGTCACAGTTAAGGAAGATAACAAATCCAAAACAGAAGGACAAAGAAAAATGAAAGTTTATATCAAAGAATGGTTTTTTAATAAAAATTGGTGTTCGATTATTAGAAACTATATGCTGAACGAACGCGCTGTTTACGTTATCGGCGAAACTGAAAAAGCATACAAAGTCGAGGGCGGCTTCACAACTCAGGACGGCGAACGTGAAAACACTTTTGATTTTTGGGTTCCGAAATCTTGCACAATGACTGAGGAAGAATACGCCGCCGAACAAAAGGCATTTGCCGAAAGGCAAGAAGAAATTGAAAAACACTTCAAAGAAGGCTGCGAAGCTTACGAAGCGTTGCTCAAGTTTGCAAAAGAAAACAATGTAAAAGGCGTTCGCAAAGGAATGAAAAAAGAAACTATATTAAACAAAATTCACGATGCAGGGCTTGAGTACAACGCTTGAGTTTGCTTTTAAAAAAATAAAGAAAGGTGATATTAAATGGACAAACGAAAAATGACACCGCAAGAACGGTACGCGGAGAAGTACCGCCGACAATACAAGATGGATTGTATAACGAGGACGGAACAAGATATAATCCAAAAGCTCGACAGTGTACCAAATAAAGCTGGTTATATCAAGCAGCTTATCCGAGCAGATATTGCGGCAAATAAAGGAAAGGAGTAAAACATTATGAAAATTTACACAGCAGATAAGGAAACGGGCACATTCATAGATGAATGTAAGGATATACAAGAAGCAAAAAAATTGATACAACAATACGAAGAAGAAGACAGAAAAGAAAACATTTATACAGCCGATTTTTACGATATAGTCAACGAATTTCACGAGACGATAAAACAATAAATCACAACAAATAAAGAAAAGGAGTTAACAAAAATGAAATATTATGAAGTTGCGGAAATAACCTTAAATCTCAATTCTAAAGGGTACGAAATGGGAGACGAGGAGAGCTCGTATATGGGCCCGGATTACAAAAAAGCCATTTGTGTGTGCGATGAGGCCTTAAGTAATTGGGAGCGTCTTGATTACAGGGACAAAAAGGAAAGCGCAATAGAAGGTAGGATATACGAAATCCCCGATGATACAGATATAAACGATAAAGATGAAATAATTAACGCGATATGTGACGCGTGCGAATATGACACGTTTTTTTCGCATTATCCGGAAGACGATTTTAAAAAAAGCCAAGAAAAAATAAACGCTCTTATAAATGCGTGAAAATTAAATCATTAAATAACAGACCCCACCGAAGGCATTTGCCGCGGTGGGGTTTTAATTACAAAAAAGTAGTAAAAAGCCCTTGACATAATCGTACGTCTATGTTATAATATAATCACAGTTAAGGAGGTGATAAGAATGAAAAAGCAAAATCAAAAGCCTACCGCCTTTGAAATTGCATATCTTGTTATCGAAGCAATCGTTGCAATCGCTACTTTGATAACGGCAATCAAATGGTGGTAGGCTACATAGAGGGGCTTTTGCCCCTCCCCCTTGCGGGAGTATATATAATATAACACATAGAAAGGAGTTTTACAAGTGTTCAATAAAAATTTTTGGCTGATTACTCTTTGCGCATTGCTTATAATTTCGATATATACCGGGCTTAATATATTTTCGAGAATTGCACTCGGTGCAAACGGCTTGATTATATTAGCCGATGTAATTATAAGTGTTCGCAGATTGGCAAAAGAGAAAAAGTGCAAAGAGAGCGATTAAAAACTCTCAGCACATCGCAAGTTTTGACTTGCATTTGACTTGCATTTTTTCTTTTAAATAGCCGAAAATGGCACAAAATAGCGCAAAAACGGGTGACATTTTGATAATTAAAAAACGCCGAAAGCCCTTGATACACAAGGCTTTTCAGCGTTTTTTGTTGCCGCTTTCAAAAACGGCGTTTTGGAGCGGGTGATGGGAATCGAACCCACACAGCCAGCTTGGAAGGCTGGAATTCTAACCATTGAACTACACCCGCAAACAACATTCAGTATTTTAGCAAACAA